AAATGATAAGTTTAAAAAATTAGTAAAGTCTATAAAAGATTTTCCTGAAATGCTAAAGCTACGACCTATAGTAGTAGATGAAAATTTAATGATATTAGGCGGTAATATGCGATGGAAGGCAAGTAAAGATGCTGGATTAAAAGAAGTATGGATAGAAATAGCTGAAGGATTAACTGAAGAACAAAAAGAAGAATTTATAGTAAAAGACAATGTAGGTTTCGGTGAATGGGATTTTGATATATTAGCAAATGAATGGGATATAAATAAGTTAGATGAATGGGGCGTAAATGTGCCGACTATAAAAAATACAGAAGCTCTTTCTGATTTATCTTATGATCCGTTATATTATGAGCCTAAAGAAATACCTAATATAAACTTATACGACTGTATTAATTTAGATAAGTATAATGAAAAAATAAAAGCTTTAGATGAATATGATTTAACTGATAAGCAAAAAGAAGTATTAAAAATATTTGCATATAGATTTATTAAGATAGATTTTGAAAGTGTTGCTAATTATTATGAATATAATGCTACTGATGAAGAAAAAAAAGCCATTGAAAGATTAAGACTAGTATTAGTAGATAATGGAGTTAATGGTTTTATAGAAGATGATTTAATTAAATTATTAGGATTTACACACGAAGATTTTATATGATAGATATATTTATACCAAGTTATCATAGGGCTAATAATATAAAGACTATTAAATATTTTTTAAAGCATAATTATAATCCTAAAAAGCTTCACGTATTTATAGATGATGATACTGATGATATAGGTGAATATCAAGAACAAGCTAGTAAGTTAGAATTTAATCTACATATATTTAATATGGAAGAAGCTCGTAATAGATTTGATTATGTACACCGTGCTAGTAAATCTAGAAGAAGTGCTGGACAAGCAAGAAATATGTTTTATGAATTTGCCAAAGAATTAAATATAGATTTTTATTTAGTTATTGATGATGATACAAGCCATTATCAAGTACGACCTTTTGGAGTATATACGCGTATGGCTAATATAGATGATTTAACTTTAGTATTTAATGGAGTTAAAGAATTTATGATAAGACAAAATATAGGTGTATTTGGATTAAGTCAAACTGGTGATATGTTTGAAAGAATTAATAAAAAGATAATGAGAAAAAAAGTAATGAACACTACGTTTTATAATACTAGATATATTTATAGAGGTGAAAGAGGTGTACAAGATAATGATACAAGCCAATTCGTTGGTATAATGAATGAAGGTTATTTTACTGGTAGTTTAGCAAGTGGTTTAGTATTAAATCAAGTAGCTAGTGCTACAGCTAAAGGTGGATTAACTGATTTATATAATGAATGTAAATTATTAAATAAGTCTTTAATTATACCTATACAATTTCCAAGTTTATGTCACGCTGAAAAGCAAAAGAAAAATGGCGGTAGATTACATCATAGAATAAATCATAGATATTTATCACCTAAATTAATAAAAGGTGATAGAAGTAATATAGCGTGGAATACGTATAAAGAAGATGTACCTTTTACTAATGAGCCTAAAAGATTAAAAAATGGAAAACGAACAAAATAGAACACAAATCAACAAAGAAAGAATACTAAAAGCTTTAGAAAGTAGCTTAGGCGTAATAACTACAGCTTTAAAAGCAACTAATCTAAGTAGAACAAACTTTTATAAGTGGCTAAAAGAAGATGAAGAATTTAAAGCTAAAGTAGAAGAAATAGAGAATATACAAAAAGATTTTATAAAATCTAAATATTATGAATGTGTTAAAGATAAAGTACCATCTGTAGTAATACACGCAGCTAAAACAAGACTAGGCTGGAATGAAACTAATAAGCTAGATATTACTTCTGATGAACAAAGAATTAAAATTAATATAGATCTAAGTGAATGAAGAAATAATACTAAAGCCTGAATTTACTGTAACGCAAAAGAAGTGCTTAAAATATTTATTTGATGATAAGACTAAAGAAGTGCTTTTCGGTGGTGCTGCGGGTGGTGGTAAATCTTGGATAGGTGTCAGCTTTCTAATCTTAATGGCTTTAGAATATCCTAAGACACGTTACTTAATGGGGCGAAGCAAACTTGATGCGTTAAAAAAGACTACACTAAATACTTTCTTTGAAGTTTGTACATCTTGGAATTTAAAAGCTGTACGTGATTATACTTTTAATGGCTCTAGTAATATTATTACTTTTTATAATGGTAGTGAAATAATACTAAAAGATTTATTTTTATATCCTTCTGATAGAAACTTCGATAGCTTAGGAAGTTTAGAAATAACTGGAGCTTTTATAGATGAAGCAAATCAAATAACTGAAAAAGCAAAAAATATAGTAGCTTCTAGATTAAGGTATAAGTTAGATGAAAATGGATTAATACCTAAATTACTAATGACTTGCAATCCAGCTAAAAACTGGGTTTACACTACTTATTATAGACCAGCACAAGAAGGTAAATTAAAAGCTCATAAACAGTTTATACAATCCTTAGTAGGTGATAATGAGTATATCTCAAAACATTATGAAAAGCAATTATTCGAATTAGATGAATTAACTAAACAAAGATTATTATACGGTAACTGGGAATACGATGCAACGCAAGATAGCTTAATAGATTATAATAGTATTATAGGCTTATTTGATAATAAAGGAATAGATGGTGAAAAATACATAACTTGCGATGTAGCACGTTTTGGTAGCGATAGAACAGTTATAATGCTTTGGAAGGGGTTACATATTACTTTTATTAAAACGTTGCTTAAATCGGCTATAAATGATGTTGTAAGCGAAATAAAGACGTTACAGCAAGAGAATCAAGTAGTGCTAAGAAATATAATAGTCGATGAAGATGGAGTAGGTGGTGGTGTAAAAGATTATTTAAGATGTCAAGGATTTGTAAATAATTCTAAAGCTATAAAAGGTGAAAATTATCAAAACTTAAAAACACAATGTTATTATAAATTAGCTGATTTAATTAATAAAGGACAAGTTGGCATTACTTGTAATAATATAAATGCTAAGAATGATATAATCGAAGAGCTGGAGCAAGTGCGTACTAAAGATGCTGATAAAGATAATAAGCTACAAATACTTTCTAAAGATACAGTTAAAGCTATTATTGGTCGTTCTCCTGATTATGCTGATGCTATAGCTATGCGTTGTTACTATGAAATAGATAGTAATTATGGCAAGTATTTTGTACAGTAAACTAAATTAACAATTTTTCTATTATATATTATGCAAATTGAAGTTAAAAAAGAAGGTAAGGTAAAAACTTATAGATTTATAAAAAGCTGGAATGATGTAACGTTAGAAAAGTGGATTAAGCTTATTGATCTTAGAAATAAAACTAAAACTAAAGAAGCTGAAGAAACTATAAGAATATTATCTGATATACCTAAAAAATTAATTAAGGAATTAAAGTTAAAAGATATTGCTGCAATTATGCATAAGGTTACTGAAATGCAAGAAGTTAAAGGTAAGCTAAGAAAGATTATTACCTTAAATAATGTAGAATATGGAATGCATCCAAATTTAGAAGATATGACGTTAGGTGAATGGGCGGATATAGAGCATTTTATAAAAGAAGGTTTTTATAAATATATGCCTGAAATAATGGCTGTATTATTTAGACCAGTATTAGAAAAAAAGAATAAAGCTTATACTATACCCGCGTATGATGGTAATATAAATATACGAGCTGAAGAATTTAAGAAGATGAAGGCTATAGATGTACAAAGCTCAATGGTTTTTTTTTATCATTTAGGCAAGAAATTATCAAACGTTTTGCCGTTGTATTTGGTGAAGCAAGCGAGCAACCTGAAGAAGAAAATGGAGTTGAGCAAGTCGACTTCGCAAATAAATGGGGTTACTTCGGCTTAATGTATAGATTATGCGGTGGTGAAATAAAAAACTTAGAAGCTATTACTAGGCTAAATATATTAGAAGCTTTTACGTGGTTAAGTTATGAAACAGATTTAAAAAGTTTAAAACAAGTAAATATAAATGGCTATAAATAATAAAACATATAATAATGTAATAGATACGCTTAAAAATTTAGGAGCTAATCATAATCAAATAAAAACTACAACTGTAGGTGATATATATGATATAGATTTAGCCAAACGTACTTTATATCCTTTAATGCACTTAGTACCGGTAAATGTTACTACTACAAGAAGTGAATTGATATATAATTTTCAAGTATTTGTAATGGATTTAGTCGAGCCTGATAATGCTAATGAGCAAGATGTTTATAGTAGTGTTTTACAAACTTGCGTTGATATTATTGGAATAATGAGTAATAGTAAATGGCAAGCTCAATTACAATTAGATATAAATGCTCCAGTATATTTTGCTGAAGGTAATTTTACTTTAGAGCCGTTTAAAGAAAGATTTGACCAAGATGTTACTGGCTGGGTTTTTAATTTAGGTATAACTGTAGAAAATAGTTTTCAAACTTGTGATATACCTATGGAAGATACTTATATAGGTAAATGATAAAATTTAAAATATGGAAAATAACGATACAACTAATACCACCAAAAATAACTCTAAAGCTATGAGTTATGAAGATGTATTAGAAAAGCTAGAAGCTATTAGTATTAAATTAGAAACTTATAATGATTATCCTAAAGGCGCTAGTAATAATGCTAAAAGAGCAATAAAATGGAAAGAAGAAAATGGTACTAGCTGTGGTACTAGGGTAGGCTGGACAAGAGCTGGACAATTAGCTAGAAGGGAAAATATAAGTCGTGAAACTATTGCTAGAATGGCAAGTTTTAAAAGACATCAAAAAAATAAAGACGTGCCTTATAGTGAAGGCTGTGGCGGATTAATGTGGGACGCGTGGGGCGGATCTAGCGGTGTAAACTGGGCAATAAATAAATTAAAACAAATAGATAAAAACAAAAAATAATTATGGCAGATTTAATTACAACAATTACTGAAAGTTTGACTTTAAACGGTGCTGCGAGAGGCACTACAAATACTTTAACTACTACTGGAATAGTAGATGTATATGAAAGAATATTAACGTGTGCACACTCTAATACAACGACTGTATGTACTTTCGCTACTACACCACATACTAGTGCTGGTGCTTTAGATGTAGAAAATACTAAGTATGTACGAGTAACTAATTTAAGCACTACTGAAGATATGAAAGTAGCTTTTATTACTACTAATACTAATTATCAAGTAACCGTTAGAGCTGGTGCTTCACACGTTTTATTTCAAGCAGAAGAAGGTGCAATAGGTGAAACAGACACATCTCCAGCTTTTGGTACTTTGGAAGATATTACTAGTATTCAAGTAAGACCGTCAGGAAGTGCTGATGTGCAAGTAGAAGTCTTTGTAGGGCTTGTATAATGGCTACTAGTAATATAGAAAGATATTTAGAAAGTTATGCTAAGCAAGTAGTAAAAGATGCTAAGAGTAATTTGGCTAATAAAAAAGGTGATACTGATTTAGCTAAAAGTATAAAGTTTAAAATGATAAAAAGCACACAAGGTATTAAAATACAATTCTTAATGTCTGAATATGGTGATTATGTAGATAAAGGAGTTAAAGGAAAAGGTGGTGTAATTAAATCAGGTACTACTAAAGGTAATTATGGTGGACGTAGATGGTATACAACTTGGCAAGGTAAAAGAAAAGATAGTCCGTTTCAATTTGGTACTGGTACTGGTGCTAAAGGTGGATTAACTAAAGGTTTATTTAAGTGGATAAAAAAGAAAGGAATTAAAGGACGTGATAAAAAAGGTAGATTTATATCTCATAAAAGCTTATCAATAGCTATGGCTAGAAGTATATATATTAGAGGAATACACGGTATTAGTTTTTTTCAAAAATCTTTTGGTAAAAATTATAAATTCTTTTCTATTGATTTTTTAAAAAGTTTAAATGATGATATTATAGAAAGTATAACAGTTAATAAAAATATATATGGCTAATTTACAACTAGAACAGCAACCTAAGTTCGACCCGTTTCCAGCGGCTCAACCTACTATATTTACAGTAAGTGATAGTACTGTAGTAATAAATCAATCACAAGTTAAATTTATAGCTAATGTATATGTACATAATGATATATCTTC